CTTTGAGGGCCAATTTTTTACGTTTAATATCTCTTTCATCATCTGATTCTTCATCAAAAGAAAATTTATCTTCCATAAGGAAGTTAATCTCTTCTAAAGATAGATGAGGTTTAGTTCTTTTATAATATTCAAGCAAAGCTTCTTGGTTATCTAAGTCTTTAACGTCCCTGTTAAGCTTAACATAATCCTCAAGATCTCCACCTGTTTCATCCATAAAGTCTAATAACTTCTGGATATTTTCAGGTATATCTTTACCTAACTCTTCTTTAGCCACAATGGCTTCCACTACATCTTCTTCAGTAACTTCCTCTTCGTCAGTTACCTCTTCAAGCGTGGGCGCTTCAGTATCATCGTTCTCTTCTTGTGGAACTTCTTCAACTGCTTCTTCGACATTGGTCTCAACTTCACCTACTGGCTCTTGTGGTTTACTTAAATCTACTTTAATGACATCTGGGTCATCCTTACTTTCAAACTTTTCTAAATCAATCTCAGGTTTTTGCTCCTCAGCAACCTCTTCTTGAGGCGTTTCTTGAGTGACCTCTTCGACCACTTCTTCGTTTTTTACATCTTCCATGATAAAATATTATATAATTAATTACCTATTTGAGGATTAAAATCACTTAACCTCATTCCGCCTTCAAGTATATCATTACCTGAAGATTCAAACTTTTTAGCGCTTGTTTTAATTTTTTCTCGTCTATCTTTACCCTGCTCCTTCATACCCTCTATATTCCTTGTCTCTTGACGTTCAGTATCTCGCAGTTGACTGTTTAAGTCGAACTCAAATTGCATGAGTTCCTTTTTTAATCTAACCTCTTCTTGTAGATGTCTTAATTTAGCGTCCGCTTTCGTTGCTTCAAGTTTTAAATCTTCCGCAACTTTTGCCTGATTTTTTTGTATCTCAGCATCAGCTGCTGCTTGCTGAGCTTCCGCATTAGCCGCCGCTTGGGCTTGCATGTTTTGTTGTTGGAGTTCTTGATCTCTATCTTGCTTTTTCTTTCGTTTAATCTTCAGTAATTGATTAGCTAATTTTATGTTACGTATATCTCTAAGATCTATCGCATCATCTAAATCAATAAGTTGTTGAGCTAACGCGGTCTGAATATTATTCTCTAACATCTGCTTCTCCTCTTCGTCTGGTTCTAGTTCTATAAATATACCAAAGTCATACAAATGCAACTCCGTCATTTCAGATAAAGTAGCTACGTTATGCGCTCCTACAGATTGAACAAAAGCATCTGCTGTAGGAGAATATTCTAGTATATCAGATATTCTTAATGATAAAGCCTCTGCGACTTCAGATGTTAAAAACATTGAACTAAGAAGAATATGTCTAGTAGCTACATTTGAATTCGCCGCAGCCAACTTCTGCACTCCTACAAGCGACTTAGGATCCGGAGTGCTAGCGTCTCGAGCCTCATTTAATCCAGTTACGTCGCGCATCATCTGCAAGTAATAGTTATACGTGTTTATTAAACTACCAATCTTATCTTGACCAGCCCCGTTAGAGATTTGCTGAATAGGTATTTTACCTGGGTTTTGATCTCCGTCTCCAGTAAAAGATCTACCAATTACACTACCAGTTTGGAAGAACATATTAAGCGCCTCTTGTGGGTTGTAATTAGTGCCATTACCTAAATCGACTTCAGCAAGTCCATCAGCGTCAAGGTACACTCCGTCAGGAACCATACGCGACATAACTTGCTGTAACTTAAGATGTGTTAGCTGAATAGTATCAGCAAACCCGGTGATTCTACTTACAATAGACTCTATACGACCCTCATACATACGAGGAGCTACAAGAGAGTAATTCATCTTGACTTTATTAAAATCAGATTTATCACGCATCATGTTTTCAGCTTTATTCCACTTAATAAGCTTATCAGTACCTAAAATCATGGCTCCTTCAAACACGCACTCTACGGATCTTTGTAATCTAACATATCCACCTTCCTTATTCTCAGGTGGATTAAAAGTGTCGGGTTTTTCTATAGCTTTATATCCACCAGTTCCAGTCTCTTTAATTTTATAGACATCGTTTGTGTAAGTGCGATAATTGAAGTACAAGACTTCAACTTTATTCTTATCCATCTGATTTACGCGTCTTCCCCTAGAACCTCGCTGATTTGATTTCGAATGTATATCCTCTAAGTCGTATTCAGTCAAATTGTCAAACTCTCTAGCTAATTCGTTAATAGGAATTGTCTTAACCTCACCTATATAGTATATATCATCAAAGTATGGTGAATCAGTGTATGAGTAAACTATATTAGCTGGATCTACATATTCTACTGTAGCTCCATCGCTCCAATTAAAATTAGTTTTTACGCAACCAATACCTAATACAGTTAGATCGTATATTAATCTACGACGAATCAAATCATATTTACTTCCGTCTAATAAAACGTTTATAGCTTGTTCTTCGGCTATTTCAACAGCTTGCTTATATTTAAGTTGCATATGAAGTTCCAACTCCTCTTTCGTGTCCACTCTTTCTTCCTCTGGATTTTCATATAAATCCATGTTCAATTGCGCTTTCGCCTGCTCATTGAAAGCTTTAGAATCTATATCACGAAGCATTGACTCCATGTATTCAGTTCTTTTTTCTACACCATACTGATCTTGAGAATAAGCTTTGATGTGGAACATTCGTTCTGACATGCCGTTAACTACAATATCCACAAACTTAGGTATAATAGGTACCGGCTTCCAATCTAAATTAAGATAGGACAAATCACCATTTATAGATAACTCATCCTTATACTTCTGTATAGACTGCTCTCCTCTAGCGTATAATCTTAGATTATGAAACTTTTGTTGAGCAACGCTATACCTATTACTATGAGAGTCTTTAAACCACTCTTGCTCGATAGCCCTAGCTACTTTAAGTCCGTACTCTGGACTCATTTTCTCTAGGTCAGGAACCGCTTGAGAAGGAAAATTTACATATACTGACTCAGCCATGCTATTTTATTATCTGGGAGTTAAACCCTTTGTTATCATATTTCGCTATATTCAAATCCAGTGGTTGTCTTTCTACTTTTGCGTTAGGCATATATAAGTGTCTGTTGCAAGCCATAATAGCTAAACCAGAACTTATAGAAGCGTCATGCTTAGTTCTTTTATTTATATCAAACTTAGCCCAATCGTTTAGTAACTCGTTGAAATACACTGTTCCATAATTCCCTTCACCTAAATGCCCTACGTGTTCTTGTATGTACATTTCAATAGCAGCTGCGTGAGCTTGTTTAATATCTTCGCTGGAGTTTGGTATACCACCCACTTCTTTTTCTGCAGATGACAATTTCTTCCAGGTTTTATCTGGTCTATTCATACTATATCCTCTGTAACCTCTTCGCCGTAAGTAATATAATAATCTAGGTTTATTATTCTCTGCAAGTAGCGGCATACCGTAAAATACTAATGCCATAAGCACATCTTCAAAAAACATTTCTGCGGTTTGGGGTCTTGCTATATATTCTAAGAAAAACGTACTCGAAGGTGCGTCTTCCATAGAGAATTTCGTTAATCCGTGAAGTGATCCTTTTGACCCTTTGCCATCAACAGTACCGCTAATATCATAACTATCACAGCCAAACGCGCCAATATGATCATTCCCTGGGAACTTAATACCATTCTTTACAATTTGTTTATTCTGCAAGTGAGCTGGAGGAACCCAACTTATTTTAAAATTTCCAGTGGGATTTGGATGAAAAACAACTTGTGTATCACGTATACCATTAACCCAACTAAAATTGCCCGTTGTAACATGTGCGCGATGTCTGCTGCCTTCATTATAATCTATTTGTTCATATATCTTCATTAAATTAAAGATACTATTTTTGCTCTCATCTCTGAAAGCATGTTCCGTAGTTCTAGGAAACTGTCGGTAAAACTCGTTTAAAGCGTCATGATCATCTTTTAAACCATCTGCTTCATTCTCCCAACTATCTATAACACCTATATCTATTAATTCACCGTCTGGTCCCAGTCGTTCTCCATCACGTGGATTATCAAAGACTGGAAATCCGAATCCATCAATAAATCCCTCATAGTTCCATTCCATTGGGATAAAGAGAGAATAAAGCCCAGACTT